ACGGAAAACGGGCCTGCCCACTGCTTACAAAGTAGACTTAGCACACGTGCCGCTAAAAATTGCAATAGAAGTAGATGGCAGTTCCCATCGATCGAAAGAAGGTTTGCAAAAAGATGCAAAAAAGCAGGCAGCGCTGCTCGGGTTAGGTTGGAAAGTGCTGAGATTTACCAACCAGGAAGTAATGACCAATCTTTTCGGGGTGTTGTCGGAGATAAAGAAAGAGCTCAAGGTTTTGTAATTCTGTATGACCTGCAAATTTCTGGACATCCTTCTTATTTTGCAAATGGGCTGGCAGTGCATAATTGCCATCAGTTGTCCAAGGATGGCCAATCGGCTCTCCTGAAGGCGTTGGAGGACACTCCACCCCACGTCTATTTTCTGCTCGCGACCACTGACCCGGAAAAGCTGCTCCCCACTATCCGAGGCCGGTGTGCGTCGTTTGAGGTGTCCCCGCTGGAAGACGACGAAATGCTTAAGCATCTTCGCCAGGTTGCCTCTGCAGAGCGCAAGCGGGTGTCCCCCGAGGTCCTCAAGCAGATTGTCCGTGACAGCCTGGGCTCTTGCCGGAACGCCCTGCAGGTGCTTGACAAGGTCATCGACTTGCCTGTTGAGGATATGAAAGCCGCAGCGGAACAAGTGGCTGCAAAGGAAAACGCGGTGATCGACTTGTGCCGCGCCTTGATGCGGCGAGAAAAGTGGGCAGTGGTTTCGGGCATCATCAAGGGACTGGAAAAGGAGGACCCGGAAAAGACCCGGCTTGCCATCCTGGGGTACTGCTCTTCCGTGCTGCTGAACACCCCTAAGGACGCACCTCAGGCGTTTGTGGTCATGGATTGTTTCCGTGAGCCGCTGTGGAACAACGGGCGAGCGGGCCTGGTTCTTGCTGCCTACGAATCCCTCGAAGCCTAAATTTTTATTTGACTTCTCCCTTTTTATTCTATATAATTTATTTATCTTTTTTAGAAAGGAAGGAACAAATGAACCACATGTACCGAGGGCTTGCGGAGACGGAGCGGGTGCGTCGCATCCAGGAGCGGCGACTCATGATGAAGGAAGTAGTCAAGACAGCACTCATTTTCGCGCTGCTAATTGCGGCGTGCGTTTGGTTGCCGGAATTTTAGCCCACACACAGGAGGCCCAATGAACTACGAACAAGATTTGAAAATTGATGCGGAAGCCCTCGATAAGGAATGGCTCCATCAGCCGGTCCTTTTCATGCAGTACGCCGCAGAATCCGCCGCCGCCCAGGACCGCCTGGGGCGGGCAAAGGAGAGCCTGGACGTGGTGAAAGCGGAGCAAGACTCCCTCATCCGTTCCCAGCCCTCGGACAAGAAACCCACCGAGGCCGCCATCGCTGGCATGGTGCTGCAGACCCGGGAGTACCAGGAAGCTAATGAGCGCTACCTTGCCGCAAAACTTGAGTATGACCTGTGCCAAGCGGCGGTCCGAGCGATGGACCAGCGCAAGTCGGCTCTGGAAAATTTGGTCCGGCTTCTTGGCGCCTCTTACTTTGCTGCGCCTGCCGAGCCCCGTGACCTGGGGCGGGAATGGGTGAAGGAAGCCCGGGAACAAGCTCGGGAAGAAGTTCGGGACAACATCCGTGAGCGGCTTTCGCGCCGCCGTGCATAACCACTCTTTCCGGGCGTAGCGCAGTCTGGTAGCGCACCTGCCTTGGGCGCAGGGGGTCGGAGGTTCAAATCCTCTCGCCCGGACCACCCCATCTTTAAGGAGAGCAACATGGCAAGAAAAGAAGAAAGAGCAGCAAGACGTGGGTCCATGCGTGACAAGGTCAAAACCCGTGCCGAGGACAACAAGTACACGGGCGGGGGTGGCTACATTCGTCCGCCGGACGGGGTGTCTTTTCTCTCCATCGAAAAGGGGACGGTGAACCTTGATATCGTTCCTTTTGAGATCAAGGAAGACATGACCATCCCCGACACCGCCGCCAAGGACATGGATTTGGAAGCGGGGGACCTGTGGTACCAGCGGACCCTGTTCATCCACCACGGAATCGGCGCAGACCAGAAGTCCTACCTGTGCCCCCGCACCATCAAAAAGGCCTGCCCTATTTGCGAAGAGCGGGCGCGGCTGATGAAAGACCCTGGTGCGGAAAAGAAGCTCATCGACCAGCTGAAGCCGCAGCACAAGGACCTGTTTAATGTTGACTGCGGGAAAGAAGGCATCAAGCTCTTCGAATTTTCCTACGCCAATTTCCGGAAGAAGTTGGAAGAGGAAATCCGGGAGGGCAAGGACGAGTGGGCGGGTTTTGCTGATCTGGAAGAGGGCTACACCGTCAGCGCACGGTTCAGTGAGGAGACCTTCGCGGGCCGCAAGTACCTGGAAGTTTCCCGCATCGACTTTGAGCCCCGCGACGACTACGATGACAACATCCTCGAAGATGTCGTCGATCTGAACGAGTGCCTCAACGTGCTCCCGTACGACAAGCTCCAGGCCATTTTCCTGGAACTGGACGGCGAGGACGGTGGCGACAAGGAAAAGGAAGAAAAACCGGCGCAGCGGGGCCGTCGTGAGAAGGCCAAGGAAGAGCCGGAGGAGCGTCCCCGGCGCGGTCGTCGTGAGGAGCCTGAAGAAGCTCCGAAAGAAGAGCGGCCTGCACGTCGCGGTCGTCGAGAAGAGCCNGCAGAAGAGCCCGAGGAAAAGCCCCGTCGTGGCCGCCGTGAGGAGCCTGCGGAAGATGATCTGCCTCCCGTCGAAGAGCCGCCTGTCCGCCGGGGACGCCGTGAGGAGCCGGAGCCTGAGGAAAAACCTGCCAAGCGTGCTCCCCGCGAAGAGCCCAAAAAAGAAGCCAAAGGTGGTGACTGCCCTCATGGAGGCACCTGGGCTAAGGATTGCGACACGCTGGATTCGTGCTTTGAATGCAAGGTCTGGGAAGCGTGCCGTGACGCCGCTGATGGGCTGTAACCACTGAGGCCGTTTTCGGCGGGGCTGGCATACGCAGCCGTAAGGGAATCTAGCCGCTCTAGACATCCCCGCCGAAATTCACCGATTCGAGGGAATATGACTGAATACATTACTGCACAGGGCGCCCTCGCAATAGCCAAGGAGAAAGGGATTGTCATCACCCTTGCTACCTTGCTTGCCTGGGTGGAAAAACATGAACTGGGATTTCAGCCTGGGGGTGTGTTTACCCGCTGGTACATTAATCGTGAAAAATTCGAGGAGTTCCTCAATGGCAAGAAACCAGCCTGAAGTCTCAGAAGAAAAGAGTGAGCAACCGAGTATTGCAGAGCAAGTCCGGTCAAGGAAAGCTTCTCCTGAAATTTCCCGTGAAAAAACAGCGGTGAACGTGCGGGACCTCTACCCGTCGGGGTCCACCCTCCTTAACCTAGCCTGCTCTGACAGCCACCGGGGGGCGTTCAAGCTCGGCACGATTGTCACCCTGCCGGGGTCGTCTTCATCTGGCAAGTCCATGCTTGCTGAGACGGCCCTGGCGTGTGGGGTGTACGACCCAAGGTTCCGCGACTACGCTCTCATCCGGGACGACGCTGAAGCGGCCTACAGTTTCGACACCTGCTACTTGTTCGGGGAAGGGGCGGGGGAACGAATTATCGAACCGCCGAACGGCTGTTCTAACACCATACAGCAATTCACCGCCAATATCCTGTCACTGACGAAAAAGGAAAAGCCGGTTGTCTACGTACTCGATTCCCTCGATTCCCTCAGCAGCGATGAGGAGTTAGAGAAGGAAATGCGCAAGGCGCTAGCAATGGCCAAGAGTGAGGAAGCGGCTAAGAAGATTGCAGGAAGCTACGGCACCGAAAAGGCAAAAATTCTTGGCCAAACCCTGCGCATGATTAACCAGGAACTCGAGCGCACACGTTCCCTGCTCTTCATTGTGCAACAGATTCGCCAGAAGCTGAATGCCATGCCATTCGGTTCCCCTTGGACGACCAGCGGGGGGGAGGCCCCTTTCTTCTACTCCTCCCACCAGGTGTGGCTGAATAAGACGGGCACCATCAAGGCAAAGGAACGCAAGATCGGCACCCGTGTCAAGGCCGAGGTGAAGAAAAACAAGCTCAATGGCAAGCTGCGGGATTGTGAGTTTGATATCTTCTACGACCTGGGGGTTGACAATATTGGCTCCATGGTGGATTGGATGCTTAAGGAAAAGTTCTGGGAACGTAAAGGCGGCACGGTGTATGCAGAGGGGCTAGGGCTCGAAGGCACCCGCCCATCCACTACAGGTGCAACGGGCACCCTGGTGGAGCAAATTGAGGAGCAAAATCTTGAGGGGGCACTAAGCAAGCTGGTGGCGGAATGCTGGAAAGAGATCGAAGACTCCTTGATGCTCAACCGCAAACCTCGCTTTGGGTGACCTTATGCTCTATACTCAAAAAGAGTGCGATTTTCTGATCCGCCAAATACAGCATATGCACTCCCAGCTTTCGGCCTGGGAGGAGTCATTTATGGTGTCAGTGCAAACACGACGTCTTCAAGGGTTTGATCTCACACCAAAACAAATAGAAACCCTTTCCAAGATTTGGGATAAATTGACATGAAATCATCCAAAGGAGGCGAATTTGAGCGTGCAGTGGCAAAACAACTTGGACTGTGGTGGACCCAAAATCTGCCCGAGCCCCGCGACGATATTTTCTGGCGCACAAGCCAGTCCGGCGGCAGGGCAACTACCCGCGCAAAAATAGGGAAGACCACTGCCAACGCCCAGGGGGATTTGACGTTTACGGACCCCATTGGTGCCCCTTTTGTTGACAAGTTCCTGCTGGAGTTGAAGCGGGGGTACTCTGATGATGTGTCCCTGCTTTCTCTTTTGGACGGGAAACAAAAGAACCCCATGCTGCTGCAGTTTTGGAGCCAGGTGGAGCGGGACAGGATGGTGGCGGGAAGGCCTTGGTCTCTCCTGGTGTTTAAGCGTGATCGCAAAATTGCGTGTGTGATGATGGAGTGGAAGCTGTTCCGCAAAATTTCCACGCTGTGCGGGGGCCTTCCCGAAACCACCCGAATCGACCTCCACCTGCCGGAAACTCACTTGATTCTTTTCCCGCTTGATGTTTTCTTGTCGTGGGTGTCCCCCGAAGTTGTTCCTTTTTTGTAGGAGGTGGTGGTGGGTGAAGAAATTGAAAGGAAGTGCTGGGCCTGCCGCCTTCCGGGGATGGTTCCGCATGAGCCCGTGACTCCTGAGTCTTACCTGTGGTTCTTCAAGTGCCCTCATTGTGGTGCGAGATTCCAATGGGTAAAAGAGCCGGAGATGGACGGGGCTCATGCGCAGAAACACAGGGCGCCCGGTTCCAGGGGATTTGACGTCGTTTCCATGCTGAGCGACCCGGACTGCAATGTGTTCCGCCGACAACCGTCCACCGAAACAACACCAGCCCCCAGGAGGAGAAAAATGCCGGACAGCAAGTTGTGGCTAATTCACGAGGAAAGTGGGGCTATTTTCCAGGGCTCTGGCAAAGATATCCCCGGTGATGGGTGTGTGGAAGAGCTTGGGCCGCTGGTGACTGGCCTTCGGGCAGAACTTGAAGGGCTCTTGTTTGCGCGGGGGTGGTCGGCAAGACAGATCGTAGATAGAACTGAGGAGGTGGCGTTTGCTGGCGACAGCTCTCCAACAGAAAAAATGTATATAGCGGGAGTGTGTGATGGGGATGGTGTTGTGGGAGTGTTTGCTGGACCTAGCTCCAGTGTCACCGAAGTGCTCCTCCATGAGCCCCCTCCCTCCCACACTA